TAAGAAGATTAGTGGCAGCAGAATTTTTCATCCGTGCAACTTCTCTCCATGTAAAAAGAAGAGCTAAGTCAATCTTCTGTTTCTCACCTTCGGAGAAAGAAGCATAACTAAACTCATCTCTAAATCTACTTTTAATTACTTCATTGAACTCTTCATCTAATGTAAAGTTAACAAAGAAATCCATTGTATGAAGATATTTATTGATGAGACCATTAAATATAGGAATATATTTTTTTATGATTTGTTTCTTAATACCAGAATCTTTTAATAATTTTCCAATAACATTATACTCATCCAATGTCTGACTAGAAGATGCACAATCAGTTTCTATTAATTTGAGTTCTTCACTCAATTTATCTAATGTCTCATTCTCTTCATCAATCTTAGGACTAGTTAAATTTTCTAATTCTTTATCTATATTTAAATTTTCCTTTTCTAATCTAACTATATCCCTATCTAAAGATGACACTTCACTTCTAACATCATACATTTCCTCACATATTTTTTCTATCTTATTAATAATAACAACAGCATCATCAATACTTTTTGTAATACCTTCAGCATCATTGGTCAATCCAGATCCAGTTGATGTTAAAGAACTCATTCTACTTTCTTTAAATCCATCACCAATTATTTGAGTGCATGTAGGACACTCATCATGGGTCTCAAGAAACTTAATTTCTTTAGTGAGTCTCTTTAATTCTGTTTTATTTTCAGTTTGTTTATCACGCAATCCCTGTAATAAGGTACGCTGTGTTTCTATTCCCTGACAACCGTCTTCTAATTTCTTTAACTTCCTTTTCTTTGAAGTTTTTTGTTTACTCTTTTCTTTTATTTTACTTTCATTTAAATTATATTTCTCCTGCTTTTCATCCTTTCTATTTGTATTAACTTCTTTTAAAGAATTAATTAATCTTTCCTGAGAGAAAACTCTCTCTTCTGCAATTTCTTTCAAATAAATAGTGTCTCTATTTTTTGTAGATTGAGTCCTCACCCTATCCTTTAAGATAGTGTTCATGTATGAGAAGATCTGGATGTCCAATAGATCTTCGATAACCTCTCTCCTGACACTTGCTCCGAGCTGCATGAAGGGTACAAATGTGGATGAACCAAGTATGACGACTTGGGTAAAACTTTTGAAGTTGAGTTTGAGGACTGATTGCTCCAAGTATTTCTGCGTGTCTTTGGCAGCAGCATCTTGATCAACCATCTTGTTGTTTTTATAAACCTCGAATAGGTTAGGTTTCGCACCCCTGAAAACTCTGTAATCATCTTTGCCAATAGAAAAACATACTTCAACTTTTAGACCTTTTTCATTTATACTGTTAACTAATTGCCCTCGATTAATTTTCCTAAATGGTTTATTGAAAAGACCAAAACATAAAGCATCTAACATGGTACTTTTTCCAGCACCATTAGTTCCAACAATTAGAGTGGAAGTGATATCATTAAGTTGTATTTCAGTCCATTGATCACCAGTGGAAAGAAAATTTTTCCACTTAATACTTTCAAATGTAATCATTCCGATTTGGTTGGAGGTAAAATTAAATCATTTTTAGTGACTATTGAATAAGCATATCCAAATTTATCACAATTGATAGCAACAGAATCAACATCTATTTCCATCAATTCTAAAGTTCTTTTATAGTCGATAGCTTCTAACTGTTCAAGATATCTTAAGGCATCATCCTCTTGCTCAAACATATGAACGGTTTTAACGTTATCATTATTTGGAAGAGCATAAACACCACCAGTATCTTTCTCAGTTAAAATAAACATTAAAGTTCAGAAGCCTCCAAGTACAATGATCTCATAATAGTTTTAATGTTATTACGATCAACCTTAAGATCTATTTCATCGATGTAGTTGTCTAGTAATGTCATGGTGTCCTCAGTCTCTACAACCGAATTACCATTTTCTAAATCAACACTCAAATCTTCTACAATCTTAAGGTCGGCTAAACCAATGTCTTGAAGTTGCCTCACTGCATAATCGAACTTAGCATAGTCACCTTTGTCTTCTACTATGAGTTTGACGAAGGTTCCTTTAATTTCTTCTTCAGGCGGTATAGTAACTCCACCATTATAATACAACTTATGAAAAGTGTCAAAGGGATTTCTATAAAAAGTAGTTCGTAGAGTTTCCGTATCGAAGACATGGAACCCTCTTTTTTGTCCGTAGTCATTCCAGTATAGTTGATAGGGGTTACCAAGGTAATAACAATTATCCTTATTAGATTTAGTATGATAGTGTCCTGAGAATACCTTCTTAAAATTTTTAAAGATGGTCATATCAGTACCCTTATCCATCACATGACCTGGATGAGCTTCAAAGCCGTTAAGCTCAAGATGGCCCATACAGACAGGTGCAGTACTTTCTGTGATGCTTCGTAAGGTTCTGTCGTAGTTCTCATCACATATCCAAGGAAGGAATAGTATATCAGTACCGTCATAACTACGGGTGGTAGGTTCATCAATGACATCTATATCGTATCCTCCTAATAACTCTTCTGGAGAGTTAATTCTTAATGTGTTCTTATAATATATGTCGTGATTACCAATCAAGGCAGTCATCTTACATCCCAATTCTTTAACAGGGTCAAACCACATCTCCTTCGCTGCTTCCAGAGACATATAATTAATAGATCTACGTTTATCAAACGTATCTCCTAGATTTATAATTTCTTTAATACCAGATGCTTTAAGAAAAGGTATAACAATTTTACTATAGAACTTTTTATAATGCTCTACAAAGTATAGATTGTCATTACGAACACCGAAGTGTTGATCTGTTATTAGTAAGATCTTCATCTCTTCGTGTTCATTTCTACACGATTCTTTATGCCATGATAATCAGCAGAAGTATCACCATCAGAAGTAAATACGTGTTCGTATCCTGCCTTCTCAAGGATCTTGTCTTTAATATCCATCTGGCGTTTCTCTTTAGCAATTCTGCGTAAGAATGCATAATAAACTATCTGTGTAAAATAAGCAAAAGGATTTTTACTTTTAGCAGGATCAAAATTATCTATGTACTGTATACAATTTTCTATGCCATCACAAACCATATCATCCTTGTACATATAGTTGATGAAGTTTGGTCTGTATGATAAATGAGTTGCTATCTTAAGAAAGCATCCACCAATATAATTATTCACACGAGGTTTTGGTTGCCCTTTTACCTCAGCAATTTCTACCTTTTCTTTGTACTTAATAATGGCAGCAAGGAAGTCTGCATTATTAACATAATGTTCTTTCTTCTTAGGAACTCGTTTCATAGCATATTTCCTGTTGAATCTATTATAACGGGGCTTGACAAATATGTCAATCACCAGTAGGATAACACTGTTAAGGGTTCAGGGGAACAGTATTAGTTCTTATATAACTTCTCAAATAATATTCTAGCTTCATTTATTTTACCTATATAACCCTGCGTCTCGGCCAATTTTGCTTTTCTTTTTTCTAAAGCTCTATCCTTTCTTTCATTTTCAGGTTCTTCTCCATAAAGAAAAGACTCGTACATATATTGAACTTCCTTACTCATAGAAGCAACACTTAAGATATCTTTCTCACGTACTACATAAAAATCTTCATCAGATAACTGCATCCATTTATGAAATCCCATACCTCGCAACATTTTTCCTTTACCAAGTTCTTGATTTATGACTTGTATACAAACTGGTTCTTGTAAGAATGCTAATGACTCTGTGCAATTTTCTTCATTTGAAAGAACAGCCTTAGCTAGAACTTCCTCTCCAGTAACGAGTTTGAAAACCCCAAAAAATTCTTCATCGTGTTTGGCATAGCTAATCATAAGACTTGAGTTTGATTTCTACAATTTCATAATTAAAATTTTCTTCTTTGTATATTTTTAATCTCTCAAAGAGATGAAGGAGAGTATAGTTCTTTCCATTATCTCTAGTAATATCGTCAGCAATATCATATAGTGTTGCTACTTCTTTTCCCCTATACTGTCGAAGTACCCTCCCGATAGACTGGAGGTTACGGACTCTGGACTTACTTGGGGAGGCGAAGACGAGGTTGTGCAACCGTTTAATGTTAACCCCAGTACTGAAAGTACCATAACTGGCAACAATGATAGCATCCGTTTCATTTTCAACTAAGCTCCGTATTTGTTCTCGGTCATCGACATCCACACCACCATAAACTAAATGTACTGGTCTGTCGGTATGACTATTTATCATCTCATACAAAGGTAGTCCGTGTTTCTCCACGTAGTTGAATAGTACCAATGTATTTCCTTTAAGATCACACGCTAAGTTGCGGATAAAATGATTACGTTGTTCGTGTTCTACAAGATAATCCATCTCATCTTGATATCCTTCAAAGATCTGTTCATTGTGCTTAAGAACAATAACCTTTACATTTAACTTAGCAACGTGACCTTTCTTCATTAGGTCAGATGTTTTAGTAACCTTTGAACATCTACCAAACACACCTTCTAATACTAACTGATTAGTATCTGAACCATCTAACGTACCAGTAAATCCAATACGATACTTACATCCGTGTAACTTAGACATCAATCTAGTAAGTGACTTAGCTTTAAATAAATGAGCCTCATCACCAATCACAACATCAAACCTATCAAAAAACTTTCGTGGTTCCTTATATAAGGACTGCCAAGTTGATATAACTACATCATGGTCTGTATATTTTTCTTCACCAGCATAGATTTTATGACAGTGGTATTCGGTGCTCCAACCGTACTGTGTAAAATCTTTATACATTTGCTCGACAAGAGAGGTAGTTGGTACTATAATAAGTACATTCCGTTTAACCGTTACATGAAACCGAACCAATG